TAAGGAGATACTATGACTCGACCTCACTTTTTAAAATCAATATCCCAACGCCGGTCATGGCCGGAGTGCGTACTCCAGTTAGGCAGTTTGCCTCTTGTGTGCTTGTTGACAGTGACGACACGCTCGATTCGATCTTTGCGTCGGACATGTCCATCGGTAGATACACAGCTCAAAGAGCTGGTATCGGTATTAACGCAGGACGTATCAGAGGAGTCAACTCAAAAATCAGAGGAGGAGAAGTTGCACACACAGGTGTAGTTCCGTTCCTTAAGAAGTTTGAAGCAACTGTACGTTGTTGTACACAAAATGGTGTACGTGGTGGAAGTGCTACAACCCATTTTCCTTTTTGGCATCAAGAGATTGAAGACATCCTTGTACTTAAAAACAACAAAGGTACAGAAGATAACAGAGTGCGTAAATTAGATTATTCAATTCAGCTTAATAAAACTATGTATGAAAGATTATTAACCAGCGGCAATATTACTCTTTTCTCGCCACACGATGTGCCAGGATTATACGAAGCATACTTTGGAGATGCAGAAAAATTTAAAGAACTATATGAGTCTTATGAACGTAAGACTAGTATTAAGAAAAAAGTTATTCCAGCAATGGATCTGTTTAGTGCATTGATTAAAGAACGTGCAGAAACAGGACGTATCTATATTATGAATGTTGATCACTGTAATACACACAGTTCTTTCAAAGACAAAGTATACATGAGTAATTTGTGTCAAGAGATTACATTACCTACTAAGCCACTTAATCATATTGATGACGAAGATGGAGAAATTGCATTGTGTATCCTTAGTGCAATTAACGTAGGTGTTATCAAAGACTTAGACGACTTAGAAGAACTATGTGAACTAGCAGTAAGAGCATTAGAAGAAATTATTGATTATCAGAAATATCCTATTAAGGCGGCTGAAAAGTCAACTAAAGCAAGACGTTCATTAGGTATAGGATATATTGGCCTTGCACACTATCTTGCAAAGCATCAGTTAGCATACAATCACAAAAGAGCTTGGAAAAAAGTACATGAGCTAACAGAAGCGTTCCAATACTATTTGTTAAAAGCAAGTAACACACTTGCACAAGAACGTGGTGCATGTGATTACTTTGGACAAACTAAATATAGTGACGGTATACTACCAATCGATACTTACAAAAAAGAAGTCGATGAGCTAGGAGACTTTAAGTTAAAATATGATTGGGATTCTTTACGAGCATCTATCAAGGAACACGGATTACGGCACTCAACATTGTCCGCACAAATGCCATCAGAGAGCAGTTCCGTTGTGTCGAACGCAACAAACGGAATTGAACCACCTAGAGGATACTTGTCCGTTAAGAAGTCAAAGAAAGGGCCTCTTAAGCAGGTTGTTCCGCAGTATACTACACTAAAGCAACACTACACACTACTATGGGATATGCCAAGTAACGAAGGTTACATTAATATTGTAGCAGTAATGCAAAAGTTTTTCGATCAAGCTATTAGTGGTAACTGGAGTTATAACCCTACACACTTTGATAATAATGAAGTGCCAATGAGTGTTATGATAGGTGATTTGTTAAACACGTATAAGTATGGATGGAAAACTTCATACTACCAAAATACTTATGATTATAAAACAGACGGCGAAATAGCATTTGAAGATGCAAAACAAGAACCACTGGCTAGAGAAGAATTTTCAGGGTCGGACGAAGAATATGAAGAACATTGTGAGGCTTGTGCAATTTAAAGGTTGACATGCTTATACAATGATGTTATTATAGTAGAGTTATGAGATAAAGGAAAAGAGATGGCTAAAACAGTATTTAATCAAGAGAAGGTAGACTTCACCAAAGCACATATGTTCTTTGGACCTGACCAAAACACACAACGATATGATGTATTTAAATTCCCAGAGTTTGATAAATTGAATCAAACTATGCTAGGATATTTTTGGAGACCAGAAGAAGTTAGTTTGCAAAAAGATAGAGCAGACTTTGCTAACTTTAGACCAGAACAAAAACATATCTTTACTAGTAACCTAAAGTATCAAACACTACTTGATAGTGTACAAGGACGTGGTCCTAGTTTGGCTTTCTTGCCACACGTATCACTTCCTGAATTAGAAGGTTGTATTGTTACTTGGGACTTCTTTGAAACTATTCATAGTCGTTCATATACACATATTATGAAAAACGTGTATGCAGATCCTAGTGAAGTATTTGATACTATCTTAGATGATAAAGAAATTCTAAAACGTGCTACCGCAGTTACTAAAAACTACGATGCATTTACAGAAGCGGCGGATGCCTTTATCCATCGTAAGGAAGGCAACATGCGTGATGTTAAGAAGAAACTATTCTTAGCAATGCACAATGTTAATATCCTAGAAGGACTACGTTTTTATGTTTCCTTCGCTTGCACATTTGCCTTTGCTGAATCCAAAGTTATGGAAGGCAGTGCAAAAATTATTTCGTTAATTGCAAGAGACGAAGCAACGCACTTGAACCTATCAACTTCTATTCTTAAGAATTGGATCAAAGGACTCGACGATAAAGAGTTTGCTGATATTGCTAAAGAGTGTGAAGAAGAAGTATTAGAGATGTGGCGTACTTGCGTTGATGAAGAAAAGGCGTGGGCAGACTATTTGTTTAAGGACGGTGCTATCATTGGACTTAATGAAGAACTGTTGTATCATTATGTAGAATATATTGCTAACCGCAGACTAAAAGCATTAGGTTACAAACCAATCTATGATCGTCCACTTAATAATAACCCACTACCTTGGACACAACATTGGTTGAGTTCGTCAGGATTACAAGTGGCTCCACAAGAGACTGAAGTAGAGTCATATATCATTGGCGGTATCAAACAAGATGTAGACAAGGATTCATTGAAAGGATTTAGTCTATAATGCAAGAAGTAATAGTCTATAGTAAACCGCATTGTCCCTCTTGTGTAAAAGCAAAGGCATTGTTTGATAATTTGAATGTTCAATACAAAACATTAACACTTGGTACTGATATTCAGCCAAGTGAACTTATGGCACTCTTTGAAGAAAAAGGATTGCCAGCACCAAGAACTGCTCCACAAGTTTTTATAGGTGATCAACATATAGGAGGCTACGAACAGCTAGTTTCTTATATTGAGACAACCGGATGGAATGGAACAGGCGAAAGTTTAGGATAAAATATGTTATTAGAAAACACATATAAAGACGGCGATACAATTAGTTTTAAAACTGTAGCAGGTGAAGAAGTAATTGCACGCCTAGTTAAAAAAGAAACAGATTCAATGAAAGTTAAGAAGCCAATGGCTCTTACTATGACTAAAGAAGGAATTGGCATGGTGCCATTTACTTTTACTGTTGGACGTGATAGTGAACTAGATATTAATTTATCAACTATTGTGTTTATTGCTAAGACCGAAAAAGGAATGGCAGACCAGTACATTGAATCAACAACCGGCATAAAGATTAATTAACAAAGGAGATAAAGATGTCAACAATACATGAACAAATCGTTGCACAGTACGAATCGTACCTAGCAGAGAACGAAAAATTTGAAGGCGGTACTAAAGCGGCCGCGGCTAGAGCAAGAAAAGCTCTAGGTGAAATGGGTAAACTTGCAAAAGCAAAGCGAGCTGAAATCCAAGATAAAAAAAATAATATGTAATAAATACTACAGGGCGTAAGAGTTATTTTTACGCCCTGTACACTTAATGAAGGGCAACACATGAAGCAGGGCAAATTAAAATGGTACAATCACGTAAAGGGTTACGGATTTATATCACGTGAAGAAGGACAAGCAGACTTGTTCGTACACATTTCAGAGTTTCGCAAAGCAGGCGTAAAGAAGGTAGTTGAAGGCATGGTCATCGACTACGAACTTGACGACCACAACGGTAAACCCGTTGCAGTTGATATAGCAGTCATTCACACACCAGAACAGTAAAGGATAGTCCACAGTATGGAAGGTTTAATAATTCTATATGGACTACTTGTAAAGCACGCCATTGCTGATTTGGCGATACAATCTTTTCGAAAAACTCCAGGAGATAAAAGCGACCTTAGAAGCCTTAAGGGATATATCCATGCGGCTGATCATGCAGGACTTACTTTTGTAGTCATAGCTCTACTAACTAATAATGCTCTTATGTCAATCTCAATAGCATTGTTAGATTACGTACTTCATTTTATTATTGATTATATTAAGACAAGAATAATCAAAAGATACAAATGGACAACAGACCAAAAAGCATATTGGGTAACACAAGCAATAGACCAAATACTACATTATACTTGTTATCTTTCTTACATTCTTATCTTGACATCTATCTAAAAAGACTGTATAAATATATATGTAACGTTGAAGCAATTCAAACGCTATACAGGACCCCGGGGCGGTACCGGGCAGGTCCACCATAAACACATTAAGCACACACCAAATAGTGTGCTTATGATGGGCCTGAAATAGGATCGACTGGTAGTTAATAGATGTTGTGGAGTTGCCCGGATGTAAGCTCGGTTAACGCGAACGAAACTTATAATTGCAAACGCAAATATAAACAACGGCGAATTTACTTTCGTGAACTTCGGTGCACTTAATGACTTCGCTGTCAATGAGGATTTTGCCTTAGCGGCATAATCGCTCGGGGTTGGCGACTTACCTAGCAACAGAAAAGTCGCACTTTAACTTTATTACATACCATTATAAATACTTCGTGCCAGAAATTGCACAAACTATCTAATGAGTAGATAACTATACTTTGTAGACAGATACGATCTACACTTTTATATAAAAGAGGAAATAAAACAAATGAAGAAGACTTTAATAACCGCCGCTTTAGTGGCGATGTTAGGGACATCTGTTATGGCAGATGACTTTGATAATACTGCTATGAAGATGACAGCAGTAACAGACAACTATTCGATTAGTGTTAAATCACCTAAAACTGGCGCAACAGAATTTGCAATAGGCAGTGAAGTAGCATCATTAGACACAACTGTAACATGGAAGCGTAACGGAGACGTAGATGATTACTCAGTAAAAGCTGGTAAGTCTATGGACCTTGGACTAACTCCATTATATGCAGGAGCTTCAGCTAAATTTAGTTTTGGCGACAGTTTTACATCAGACACACGTACAATGGATCTTTCACCGTACGTTGGTGTAGCACATGCTATGGGTAAGTTAACACCATTTGCAGAAGTAGGTTATGCATGGCAATCAACACAAAAAGATATCTTAGATATCGATCGTGATTCGTCTTACGTAGAAGTAGGTGCATCATATGCCCTATCAGAAAGAGTGAGTGCAAAAGTTGTTATTACAGAAGCACGTGATGTAGATTTTGGTAATCCGGGCGATAGAAATGCTGAAGTAGGACTTACATTTAAGTTCTAACTTTCGCTAACAATTATAAATTAAAAAGGCTCCTTAGGGGGCCTTTTTTTATGACTAGATTTCAATAAATACTCGTATAACCAAGGAGGGTTATGAAGTTACATAAAACTTTTGAAGCACATGAAACACAACCAAAAAAGACAAGTCAAGGACGAAACCATAGTAGAACAAAGTTTAGTTCAATGAATAAAGGTAAAAAGCGTTCTTACAAAAAGTATAAAGGACAAGGAAAATAAAATGGCAAACCAACCCGATGATCAAGGAAAATTAGAAGTAAGCGTTCGTATATTAGGTAACGAACTTATTGGACTTAAAATGGTGGTAGACGATTTTAAGATGAAATGGTTAGTACTAGGAGTAATAACTATTGTAGCATTAGGTTGGGCAGGTAGTACTTTCGGTCCTGCACTATTTGATATGGTAGGCGACAATGTTAAGTAAACAATGTAAACTCCATTTAGAAGAAGTTGGTGCAACACCTTTACAACATATGAAGCAAGCACTTACAACAGCAGTTAGATTACAACTGCTAGTGCCGGCATTAATTATACACAGTGTTGCACCTAGATTTTTTACTAACACAGCAACTAATGTTATGCAAGATATATTGAAGGATCGGAATGGCTAATGGAGGAACGCGAACACAAACGTAAAGAACGTGTTAAACGTATTCGCGAATGGTTTAATGTTGATAACATTATAGATGCCTCAGTTGACTTGTTCCTAATATTATTTGATGTTCTTAGTTCGCCAATACTAATTGTAATGAGATTAGCACGTTGGTTTATAGGAAATTATTTGTTAGGCGGCGTAAAAAATAAAATAAAGAAAGTAGCACATTGGACAGAAGGCAAACATTTAATAATAAAAATTTTAGTATGGGCACTCATAATATGTGTAGGAATGATTATTCTAACATTAATGTGGTTGTTTGGAACAGCCTTTGGAGAGTTTGTAATGGAAGAATGGGGTGACCAAGCATTGGACTTGGATGAATAAAGGAGAAAGTCATGATTAAAAATTTAAAAGACTTAATAGTAGTCGCACTAGTTATAGGTGTGCTAACACTTCTAGGAGTAATTATAATCGGAGATTATTATGTTGCCCTACAAGAAAACAGACCAGTTGACGAAAGCGTAATCACGCTCATGAAGATGAGCTTAACAGGAATGATCGGCATCATAGCTGGTTACATAGGGGGTAGATAAATGTACGAATATAAATGTAAAATATTAAGAGTAGTAGACGGAGATACAGTTGATATTGATATTGACTTAGGATTTGGTATCTGGATGCACAAAGAACGTGTGCGTATGATGGGAATTGATACTCCAGAATCAAGAACAAGAGATAAAGTGGAGAAGACCTTTGGACTGGCATCGAAAGAAAGACTTAAAGAACTACTACCAATCGGATCAATACAACACCTCAAAACAGAAATTGACAGAAGCGGAAAAGATAAAAAAGGAAAATTCGGAAGAATCCTTGGAGACTTCATCGTTGACGACAAGAGATGCACTGATATTCTTATTGAAGAGGGACATGCTGTAGCATATTTTGGTGGATCTAAAGACGAAATCGAGATGAAACACATGGCAAATAGAGAGAAATTACTACGTGAAGGTGTTGTTACACGCGAAGAATACGACGAAGCAGTTGAAAAAATGAAATAATTTACCAAAATAGGTTGACTTTTGTTTAAAAGAATGTAGTATGTATATATTATGTTTAAATTAGATAAACTAAAAACAATGAAAAGGGCTCTTTTGAGCTCTTTTTTCTTAACAAAGGAGACCAATATGGTAAAATCAAATACAACTGGATCAAAATACTTTAGAGTAGGATCACAGAACCAACAAATCCTAGCTAACTACTGGGGAACTGGTAAAACTTTCACATTAGAAGGTTTAAAAGAAAAAATGGATATTGCTAGTCCAGGTGCTAGAATTTCTGAAATCAGAGATGCAGGTTTTAACGTAAAAACTAAAACAGCAGAAACTGGTTACCAAGGTAGACCAACTCTTGAGTACACAATCTCAAGAAGAAGAGTAACTGCCTAATTAAGTTACCAAAATAGGTTGACTTTTGCGCCTACTGACTGTATATTATACATATAATGTTAATAGGCAACAGATAGGCGCAGAACATGACAATGAGTTTAGTACGTGGCATGACCACACTTAACACAAAAAAACGTAAGGCAACTAAGATGACTGCCGGTAGACTAGAGAAGTTACAAAAAGATCATCGCGAACACAACAAATATATGAAACGTATACACGCACACAGTAATGTGATGACGTTCGATGAGTATGTCGAATACGTAAGTGGCAACTTCAAACCCAAAACAAAAACATCTAACAAGGCATGGACTTATGACGGTCCTAAGGTACGTGAAACAGAACACATTCCTAGTCGTGTTACAAAAGATAGTTTCGCTCCTGCCCTGCAACGACAACCTTTAAAATACACAGGAGAGCGTCGACTAGTAGGTATTGCAACCATGCACAAAAGTAATATGGTTCCAGTATTTGCTGATGATGATGACAAGAATGGTTCCAAACAAGCAACCGAAATAGCACAAATGAGAAGGAACTAAACTGCACAGTTTAGTTTTTACCGATCAACTTTAAATAATATATGAGGTACTTAATGAAATCTATAATATACTGGGCAATAGCTGTTATGACGGTGTCGACCGCTTTCGCTCAATCACAAGCAAGTACATTCCAAAATCCACAGATTGAAGAATTGTATACAGAATCTAACCAGCCGGAATTATATTGTCTGGCGCAAAACATTTACTTTGAAGCTAAGTCAGAACCATTAGCAGGGCAGTATGCCGTTGCTGATGTAGTTCTTAATCGTGTGAACGACACACGTTATCCTAATACAATTTGCGAAGTTGTAAAAGAAGGACCAATTAAAGAAAGTTGGAAAACAAAACAAGACCCTAAATTATCTGATGACGAACGTATTTTTTATCCAAAAAAGAATAGGTGTCAATTCAGTTGGTACTGTGACGGTAAAGCCGATACTGTTCGAGACAATGATGCTTGGCGTATGGCACAAATTATTGCATATAAAATTGTACGTACTGACAAAATGCGAGGTATCACAGAAGGTGCTACACACTACCATGCTGACTATGTTTCGCCTAAGTGGGCAAGTAAGATTCAACTCGTCGGATCAATTTCAACACACATTTTTTATCGTTGGCAGTAATTGGTAAAAAAGGTTAGCCAAAATAGGTTGACCTTTTCAATTACCTGTGTTATATTATATGTAACATTAACTATAAAGGCTTTTAAGGAGGCACATTATGGAGACGATTAACACAATGAAAGAGTTTCTTGTTCAAGAGAAGGACAAGATTGTAGAGTATCAGACACAGTCGTGGACTGATGCTAAAGTTCAATTGGCAACTAATGCTGAACAGGTAACAGAATTGTTCAACAAAGTTGTTT